ACCATTTCACCAATTAGTTCTGGATAACCTGGTGTTGCCATTAAGTTAAAGATTCTTGATTCGTCATCTCTAATGTCATCATTTGAGTTAACTGTTGCTTGTAGACCTTGTACAACAACTTTACGCTGTGCTTTACGTCCAAAGCTACCTGAACCATCTTCTTGGTTGCCTGACTCAGTTACCCATCTGTGTGGATAATAGTTAGTCATTGCTTCGTCGTTGTAACGACCATTGTCAGCAGTTACGTCAATGTAATTACGTACAAATTTCTTAACGTTAAATCCGCTTCTGCGTAAGTTCCAAAGCAACATACCTTGTGGATATAGTGCCGGATCTGGGCAGTCTGGATCAACAAAGTCACTACCAGCTAGTTCACTAATTGTTGCTTCGTCAGCAGTTAAGCCATCTGTATTCCAACGTGCATCTGCAAATAAGATGCCGTCTTCTGTGGTTTGATCGCCTTTGTCAATTAGTACCCACTTTTGTAATGAATTGTTATATCTATAAATTGTTGGGAAGTTTTCTAAATCACTTGAGTCAACCCAAATATCATTGTTATCTGGACTGCTAGGCTCACTTGCTGCAACTGTTACGCCAGCACTTGCACCGTAAACGTTTTGAATACCGTCCCACTTAGTTCCGTCATGTACTAAGATATCAACTTCGTCGATAACTGAACTATACCATAATGTTCCGTCTGCTGCTAGTGCAGTTGGTGCATTATCTGATGCTTCATATGATAATACCTTCCAGTTAGTTGCAACAAAGTCTGTTGAGTTTCCGTTAGGATCAGCATATAAGTTAGTAGTACTTGTGCTAAATCCTAATGCAGTTAATGGAGTATTAGCGCCATTAACTAAACGGAATTCACCACCTTTAGTATGACTAATTACAATTCTATTTAAAGAATCAACTGTAGCAACAATGTTTGTTAGGCCAGCGGCGTTAATTGCGTCTGCAACTAAATCTGCATCTGACGTTGCTGCTGTAGTAGTTGTGAAACTAATATTTACTGCTGATGCTAATGCTTCATCACCTACTGTTGATTCTGCAATAGTAAAAGTATATGTTGTAGTGTTAGCAAATGTGCTTGCTGTTACTGCACTACTTGTAATGCTAGTTGCACCTGCATTTTGTCTGCGGAAGATTTTAAATGTAGCAGTTAATGAAGCATTTTCGCTAACATTACTTTGAACATATAAATCACCTACTGCTAAGTTTGCGCCGCCGCCTGCACTATCTAGTTTTGCAATAGCTGTTTGGTTATTAGCATAAATTGGAGCAGGAATTAAATCCCATAACTCTGTATCTGCATTCCAAGACTTAACTCTCCAGCGAGCACCTAAATTTGGTTCAGTAGTTTTAACCCAAACACTGCCAGTTGGCTTGTTGCCTGAAGTTGCTTTCCACTGTGGTACTGAAGTATGTGCTTGGATAGCCAATGCTGGTACTGGGAACGCACTGCCAATTGCAACTTGTCCGTCACCTGAGCCAAAGCCTACGCTTGCTGCTAGTCCATCGCCTTCTGCAATAGTAATAGTAGAAGTAGTTGTACCATCATTATAAATTACTAGTCTACCGTCAATGTTTGCTGCGCTAACACCTGGAATAGCAGCAGTGTTATTAATGTAATCAACAACACCATCTAACGTGTCGTTTGGATTAGCTGGTGCAATAATATCAACTGTATTAATTGAGAATCTTTCACCTGCTGTAATAGTACCTACAGTTCCGCCTGTTACTGTTGGAATACTGCCAACCCAAGCACTAGTTCCAACTTCTCTCCAAGTACCTGCGGAGTCTTTATACCAAAATCTGTTTGTAGTGGTTACTGCTACAACTGCATAGTCTCCAATTGCTCCAACTGACCCTTTAGGAGTGTAGTCGCCGCCATCGAAGTCAACTACTTTTGTTGAGTCACTAATTACAACTGGAACTTTATTAGCAAAACTTTGTCCGCCTGCTGTTGCTGCTGCATTGTTCCATTCAAAAATACCAAAGTTTGTAGTTGCAGTGTCGAACCAGTATGCGCCATCTGCAGGATCAGCTGCTGGTGCATCTGCGCTTGCTTGTAGTGCGCTAGTATCTACATCTGCTCTAACAACCCATGCTCTGTTGCTTACACCTAATAGTGAGTAAGCAGCCTGCAAGCCATATTCGTTAAGCTCACCTGCATGAATTGGATTATTATTGTTATCTGTGTAAAATACAGGATCGCCAAATGTTTCTGTTAAATCGCGCTGTGATGTTAACAAGTAAGGTTTACCTGCATTTGCTTTTAATGTTCCTTGTGCAATACCTGTACCAGCGCCATTAGTTTTGTTTTCGGCGGTGGCTACAAATATCATTGGAACTGTACCTGGCTCCGCTGGTGTGTAGAAACTTTCGTCTACTACGGATACCTGTACTCCTGGTGATGTTAGTGCCATTTTATATCTCCTATAGTAATATGGGTTTGTTACTATTATTTAGCACAAAAGATATAATTCGCCTTAATAAACCACCATAAAAAGGGACCGAAAAGGTGAGGTAAATACAGTATGAGACCTTTATGTCAATGCGGACAGCGTCCTGCTGCTATAAACTATAAAAAAGACGGCAAGACTTATTATAGAAGTTTATGTGAACGATGTTTGCGTAACGGTATAGGTCACGGTATTCCTAAATGGAAACAAAGAGGATATGAAAAAAAGGATACTTGTGAAAAATGTGGGTTCAAAAGTAAACACACAGAACAGTTCAACGTATTTCATATTGACGGCGATTTAAATAATTGTCGGCCTAATAATTTAAAAACTATTTGTGCTAACTGTCAGCGTATTCTTCAGAAAGACGGGGTGCGCTGGAAGCAAGGTGACCTAGTCCCTGATTTCTAAAGATGGTGCGAATAAGCGTATCTACGTTTCTTTCTAATCTTTTTAAATCGCCATTGTTATCAATAGTGTAATCACACATCCATTGCTCAATACTCATTGAACTAGGATCTTCTGTAGGTAAGTGATCTGTGCGATCTACCCAAATAGCATAGTCAAAAATTTCTTCATTTTGCATTGCAAAGAACTCGCGCTTATTGCGTAGACCGCAATAAATTTTATTTTGAGAAAACAAGTTACGTCCAAGACGTGCTAGATCATTTTTACAATAATCGTGTATCATGTTGTACCATTCTGTACGATGATTATGTCGATCTGCGTAACATTCTTGTTCGTTAGCATATCCGTACTTGTCTTTTAGATCTTCAAATATAAAAAGCTCTGAACAGAATTTGGAACTTGATTGAAATGTATAACCATATTTTTCTAACATTTCGCAGACAGTGTCTTTACCATGACGGCCGTGGCCAACAATAAGTAACTTTGGTAACATAAAAAGATATCCTTTACAATATAAATTATATTATAATAGGATCAGGACCTTTTGTCAAGAAGTTTTTTATATGCTTCTTCAAAACCTTCTTCTTTATAGACATTTTCGTGATTCCCCCATAACCTATTAAAGTACCCGGGTGCTGAATCTAATATAGTTTTCTCGCTACTGCTAAGATGACCTTTAACCATCCAAAAAAGCCTATGAGCCTCTTTGTGGCTAAACTCGCCCATTAACCAATTGTAAACCCATAGCCGGTGCCGCCTGCAACTTGTAGTGTCACATCTGCTTCTAATTTTTCCATTTCGGCCTGTGCTTCTTGTTTGAGTGCATCACAATTAAGTGCTGATCCTCCTTGTGGACCTGCAATAGTTGCGAATTTACTTCTTGCTTCACCGAGCATATACTTACAACCTGCTAGTGTATAATCTTTAATCCATTGACTTGCAAGATAATCTTTCAGTAATTCGCTATCTGGACGATAATTGTAAACGTAAAGAAGTAAATTTTCTTCTGTGCGGGGACGTTGTAGAAGTGTTAATTTTCTAGTTGTTGTATTCCATTTGAATTCAATAAATGAACCAAACATACGTCCGACTAACTCTTGGTATCCTGCAAACAGGTCATACGTGGCTAAGCCCCCTAAATTGCTGCTCGACAAAAGATATGTGTTTGTGTAAGCCATATTAAATGGTTCAAATAGTGTTCCGCCGTCACCGCCGCCACTACGTGAGCCAATGCTTCTGCGAAATAATTTACGAACTTCTACTACTTCTTCTGGTAGTATGTATTCATTTTGATCTTCAACAGTAGGCATAAACAAGTATGATTCTTCCACACTATTGTCTGAACGCTGTCTAAATTTAGAAAGTGCTTTCTTTAATGCAGTTTCATAATGTATTGGATCCAATTCGACATCTACCATGCCTCCTCCTAGGAAAGCATTTACATAGTCGAATACCTCTTGTTTTTGTGTTTGCGATACTGCCATTTACGTTTCTCCGATATAGTATTTATCTTTCGATAAATATGTATATGCCAAGACTTAGTTTATATAAACCAGAGCGCGGTGCAGACTTCAAATTTCTGGATCGACAAATAAATGAAATGTTTACCGTAGGTGGTACAGACCTTTTTGTCCACAAATATATCGGTACGAACGACGGAACAACAGAAAAGGATCATACACAGATCCAAGATATGTTGTTTTTAGAAAACCGTGATAGAAAATACGATCCAGATGTTTATACTATTAGAGGCATTTATAATGTACAGGATATTGATTTTGATCTTAGCCAATTTGGATTGTTTTTAAGTAACGACACATTGTTTATGACTGTACATATCACAAGTTCAGTTGAAGCAATAGGACGTAAACTAATGCCTGGTGATGTAATTGAATTGCCTCACTTAAAAGATGAATATGCACTAAATGACTTTAGTGTTGCGTTAAAACGTTTTTACGTTATTGAAGATATTAATCGTGCAGCAGAAGGATTTAGTCCTACTTGGTATCCGCATTTATATAGACTAAAACTTAAACAGATTGTTGATAGTCAAGAATTTAAAGACATTCTCGACTTGCCTGCAAGTGAAGATTATCCAGAAGATGGAACATTACGTGATGTACTAAGTACGTTTGAAGCAGAAATGCAAGTTAATGACGCTGTAGTCGCAGAAGCAGAAGCAAACACTCCTAAAAGTGGTTATGATGTAGACGAAAATTATTATACACTTGCAGTTGATGAAAATACAGGTCGCGCAAAGGTAGAGCAAACAGACAGTCAAGGAAATGTTACTGATAGAGCAACTCCAACTGTAACAGGATACAAAGGGTTACTTATAGGAGACGAGTTTGCTCCTAACGGTAGTAACTTTAGTAGTGGTATTAGTTTTCCATTAAACAGTGTAGAAGGTGACTATTTTTTAAGAACGGATTTCTTACCTCAGCGTTTGTTCCGTTATGAAGGTAAGCGTTGGTTAAAAGTACACGATGTTAAGAGAGCTCCAATGAATAACAGTACTACACAAACATTAAGAGGTTCGTTTATCAATGACGTAGACACATTCCTATATAATACACCAATTGCACAAGACTTTGTGCGTTTAAGTGTAGGTCAAACAGTAATTAATACAGAAATTGCATATACAACTGCAAAATATATTCAAATAGAATATACATCAGAAACAAGAGACGGATTTGTTAGATTACCATTTGTAGTTGCAGATCATCCAGGTATGCTTACAAGTTATGACGACAACGGAACTCAACGGGTTAAGATTACACTACCTGCAGATGCAGTTAAAGATGCAGGATTGTATAGTTTAACATTACACAACGAAAGAACGCAACAGCGTCAAGCACTTTCTCAAGTATTAAAACCTAAGGCGGATAACTAATGGCTGAGCACTTTTACGACGGACAGATAAGAAAGTATCTTGTACAAATGATGCGATTGCTTAGTAACTTTAGTTACAAAACAGGCGATGGCACCTTAAAGCAAGTACCTGTTCTTTACGGTGATTTAACTCGTCAAGTAAGTGCTATCTTACGTGATAATTCAGAAAATAAAATTCCTAGTGCGCCAAGAATGGCAGTATATATTACAGGCTTAGAGATGGATAGAGAGCGCACATCAGATGCTAGTTATACAAATAAAAGACATGTTAGAGAGCGTATTAAGGATACTAATACAGGCGAATACACAGACGAGCAAGGACGTCAGTATACTGTAGAACGTTTAATGCCTACTCCGTATAAACTTACAATGAATGCAGATATATGGGCAACAAATACAGATATGAAACTGCAAATTATGGAGCAGATTCTTATGTTGTTTAATCCTAGTTTAGATATTCAAACAACAGACAACTATTTAGATTGGACTAGTTTAACAACAGTAATGTTAGACTCAGTAAACTTTAGTTCACGTTCAATACCAGTAGGTGTTGACAGTGAAATTGATGTTGCACAGTTAACATTTAGTACACCGATTTATATTAGTCCTCCTGCTAAGGTTAAGCGTCTTGGTGTTGTTACTAATATTGTTACTAGTATATTTGACGGCGACGGATATTACGACTTTGAAAAAATGCTTGAAGGTACTAATTTGTTTAGTATTGGTGGATATACACAACCATTCGAAGATGGTGGCGAGCAAAATGAAGTAGTTGATACCGGAGCGTTTCCAAATGACGGTGATGGAGTATTAACTCCAAGAAAACAAGTTACACGAATTAATAAACCAATTGTAAAAAATCCATTGCAAGAAAGAATTCTTATTCTAAATGGTGAAGCACAGATATTAGACAACGGTTTGCCTAGCAATTTAACATGGACTGATTATTTTAGAGAACTTACAGGCAAGTATCAAGCAGGTCTTAGTGTTATATATTTAAGAAAGCCAGATATTCAAGGACTAGTTGCTGGAAGATTTACAGTTAATACATTAGATGAAACTAAACTTTCTATAGATTGGGATAAAGATACATTACCTAGTAATGATACAATAGAAGGTCCTGCAAGAGATGCAAATCAATATTCAAGTGTAGATTATATTATTGATCCTCTAAGATATGATCCTAAATCAGATACTAGTAAAGCCGGTGTAAGATTATTATTATTAGGCGGAATCGGCGACACTGGCAATGCAGACGGTGCAGATGCTTGGAAAAATACAGATAATTCAGACTTTGTAGCGAGTGCCAACGATATTATCGAATATGATGGTACAAATTGGCATATTGTGTTTGATGCAAGTAAGGATTATTTGCCTTATAATGGCACTACTATTACAACATTATACACTACTAATCTAAATACAGGGGTACAATACTACTGGGATGGTGACCAATGGCTACTAAGTGTAGACGGCGAATATGCCAAAGGTGACTGGACTATACGCTTAGACGGATAACTACTTGTATGGACAAGATTATCGGTAGTGGTGCGTTATTCTATGCACTAGATACTAAACGTTTTTTATTCTTACATCGTGCTAACGGTAAAACGGCTGGTACTTGGGGCCTTGTAGGCGGCGGAACCGAAAACGGTGAAACTCCCTTTGAAGGATTACAAAGAGAAATACGAGAAGAAATAACTAATACTCCCAATTTTGTAAAAGTTATGCCCTTAGAAACATTTGTATCTAATGATTCTAAATTTAATTTTCATACATATCTTATTGTTGTTAAAGAAGAATTTTTACCAATTTTAAATAACGAGCACGATGGATATGCATGGGTTAGTTTTGGAAAATGGCCTAAAACTTTACATCAAGGATTACGTAACACACTACAAAATAAAACTAATCTTGTAAAACTAGAAACAGTATTTCAAGTAATAGATCTATTAGAGGTTTAAATGTCAAGTAATGTAAAAGAACACAGTTGGGGATACGAAGTAGTCTGGGCAGAAACAGACAGCTACGCAGGAAGAATTTTATCGTTTAGAGGTCCAGGTAAAACTCCTATGCATTTCCATAAGAATGCATCTAAGTCGTGGTTTATCAATGACGGGACTTTTAAGATACGTTATATTGATATCTCTAACGGAAAATCGTTTGAAGCTGATATGAAAGAAGGTACTGTTTTTCATGTGCCATGTTTAATGCCAGTTAGCATTGAATGTTTAAGCAGCGGAAGTATAACCGAAGCTAGTAATAGAAAAATTGACGATAATGATTATTATTTGTTAACACCTGAGACAGAACAAGATGTTAAAACTTCATAGTATTGCCAGATTCGCTGAGGACTTAGAACGATATAAATCAACGGCTGAAAAAATATCTCAGCCCGCAGCAAAAAGTCAAATGAATAATCTTATAGTACAGTTTGAGAGATATGCTAGTTTAATCAACGAGTCTCACAGCAGTTACGCTAATGGATTTATTAAGCCAAAACAGCAAAAAGAATATATCACTGAAATGGCTAGTTTAAGACTACGTTTAGAAAAATTTGTAAGAGACGCAGGTTAAGCCTGCGCTTCGCTCCATCTTAACAATACATTTCCTACTGTGTTAGTACCTGAAGTTTTATACACATTAATTGCTAATACATCAGGACCATTAGGGAATGTGCCGCGACCGCCAATTGCAGTTGTGGTTAACTCTTTTAACTCTTTTAAACTTAATGTAGCATTTTCACCGGGATTTGTAATGAATGAGAATACCGTTTCGCCTGGCTGTGCATACGGAGGTTGTGTAAAGTCAAACTCTACAGTTCCGGCAGCATTTAGTGTCCCAGAGAAGCTCTGAGAAAAAGTTACAAGATAGTAATTTGTAGAACCAATATTTTTTAATGTTACACTACCTACAAGTGTGTTAGATGGAAATTCAGTTTGGCTAACTCGAGTACCTTGACTTGCTCCAGAAGCTGTCCAGGAAGTTGAGGTAAAGGGCAATGTGTTTGAACCACTATAACTTGCTGCTGTTTTATCTTTTACAATCGTAATTGT